ATAGTAAGAATTCTACTGTAGGAGTATTAGCTGATGATTTAACTTGAATCTTTGTGTTATCTGCTGTTGGGTAGAAAAAGAATTCTCCTGGAGCTAACCTTGCAAAGATTTGATCTCCATCGTCAGCAAAAATTAAATCGTCAGTAGCATCTATATTTTTTGCATATACATATGCTTTTTTACCACCTTGAGTACTTCCTGATAAAGCTTCAACGTTAATATCTGCATAACTAGTGCTAGTTAATATTGTAGTAAGACCTTGACGGTTATCACCATCAATAATTAAAGCATCTGATACAGTTTTTGATAAATTAACAGAATCAAATAAATCTGAACTAGAGATGCTAAAGGTTACATTTAAAGTTGCGTTTGCCATTTTATTATTATTTTAAGATTATGCTGCTTTTTCCATTAAAATATATTCAACTACAGGGTTTCCTGCAGCTGCCTCAATATCTATATCTTGCATATCAGATACAGGCATGAACATAAATTCTCCAGGTCCTAACACTGAAAACCAGTCGCCTGATGCTGAGTCTGTACCATGAGTACCACATAATCCAATTTTAACATACTCGCCCGTAGTTGAGCTTAAGTTATGTAAAAATACATAAGCTCTATCGTCTGTTCCGTCTAAAGCTTTTAATGCTATATTATCTTCTGTTCCTGAGCCAGTAGTAACGAGTCGTCCTACTATAGCTTGATCTCCTGCAGGAGATAGTGAGTCTGTTTCTGTAAAACTTATGTTTTGCTTTGCAAATAAGTCTGTACTAGAAAGAGACAGGGTTACATTTACTGTTGCCATATTAATATATTTTTTTTAAATTCGCGAATTAAAGGACAAAAATAGGAATTTTTAAATACTTTCCAAGTAATAATGTATTAAATTAGATTTTTAACTTCTAATTTTATAGCTAAAACTTTCTTCTCCCTCTTTTATATAATTGTTTACCCCAAAAACCTTGATCATATATAGTGGTAACTTTAGTTTCTTTTTCTACTTTAATTTTTTTAACTTCTTGCAAGTGGTACATAACCATCATAAAGGCCATAACCCTATCAAAGTTTCCTGTATCATTATAAGCAATTAATTCTTTAAGTAAAGGTATACTTCTTATTTTATGTAGATTTAAAGAATCTTCTTTTCCGTATTGCTCTAGCAACCACATCTTAATAAGTTCTTCTCCGTAATCTTTTAAAGGCTTAGACATATGCATACCCTTACCTCTATTTACTTTACTGTTTTGTACAACATCTTTTATTATGCCAGGTTGATCAAGCAATAAATGAGTTTGATTTTTAAACTCTAAATATTGATACATACCTTTACGTTCGTTTTCATACAAACACTTTGCATTAAAAAAATGTAGTAATCTTCTTACTTTTTCGTAATATTCATTAGCAGTGTCAGGTCTTCCTGTATACTCTGCTACTACACGGTTTGTAAGTTTATTTAAAATTAACGTGCTACCTAAAGATGCTGTAGTAGCGTCGTCATGATCATAAGGATCTGTTCCTGCAAGATACATGCCATATGGTATATTTCCTTCCGAGTCTTCATAAGGCATTTCATATATTACTACACATCCTGCTAAATCATCACTACCTCTAAGAGGAAAATCTACAATAGGAGATAGTTTAGCATTAGGTTTCCATTTAACTTTATTACTATCAGATTCTAAATAAAGATCTCCTACATAATCATGGTTCCTTTCTTTGTTACTAACTTCTAACTCAGCTAGTCTAGTAAGAAGATCTGCCACAGGAAATAAATTACCTGTACGCGTAAGAAATACTTCGGACGGTACAAGCGGTCTGTTTTGCAACTCTGCATCTAATGCACTTCTAGAGTTTTTACTTTTCTTTAGTTTTTCTCTAAATTTATCTAAATAATCTTTTGCATCTTGTTCTTGCGTGTTTCCATTAGGGTCTTTAAACTGATTAAGCCCTCTATACGCGGGAACAAAGTAAGATATTTTACCTTTGTCTTCCCATTCGTCGTCAAAAGTAATCATATCGTAAACATCTGGATTGTAGAACATATCTCTTGCATCTACAGTACCTCCACCTTCCATATCACCACCTGTACCTAAATACATACAGCTTCCAAACTTATATGCACCGTTTTTCATACATTCTACTGATGCTTCGTGCGATGCTTTAAGATTGCTAAACATACCAATCTCCTCCATTACCATTACAGCAGGACGAGTACCATTGGCAGCAAATGCATTGTCTTTAAATGTACGATGCTTAATCTTAGACTTACTACCCATAACTTTCCAGGTACCACCAAGTTTCTTTTTATATTCTGCAATAACTTCTTTACCAGAATACCAACTTCCGCTGTACTGCTTAGAAAAAGGGGAGGGGAAAAACTTATCTCCAAGCTCAATACCTCCAGGTAAATTGTCCAATCCAAATTGTGTCTTTTTTAATATATCTCCTGAGTATTTAGCATCCCCTGCTCCTGCTACAATTTCTGTAGAAGGTGGATTACCAATATCTTCAGGTTTATAAGATTTCATTCCATCAAATACAAACTCATGGCCAATAACTCCTCCTGCAACAGAATAAGACTTACCAAATCCACGACTTCCCATCATCATAAAGTTTTTAGCTTCATTTTCCCACAAAGGACAGCCCATATTCTTTTTATGTGTCCTACGCATATACTCTGCAGCAGGAACATAGTTAGGTTTACCTATAAACTCTCTGTTACAAGTAAACTCTTTATCTCCTTCAAACCCAGAAAACCCTCTAGCCTCACACCAGTTATAAAAAAACTCCCATTCAAGATCTCTAAGAAAAGGCTTGCCAGGAGTTTTAGTTTTAGAGTGTGCAGTTTTGTTTAATAAGATTGTCCAGAAGTTTACATAAAAATATAAGTTACCTGGCATCCATACGCCGCTAACCCAATAACCCTCAATACACCTTTTCTTTTCTTCTCGCCAAAACAATAAGTATTCTTCGCTTGCAGGATGAAATTGAGGTATTTCTTTAAGTAAAAAAGCAGCTTTGTTAACAATCATATTAATCCTTTTTCAGAGGCAGATTCTTCACCTCCACCTTTAGTGGAGCCTTCGTTAGTTTCTTTATCAACTAGTTTTAAAAGACGTTCATAGTCTTCAAACAATTTAACATTAGTTTTAAGAAGTCCTTCTATTGTATCTGCATTTTCTTCGTACGTAAGTACATCTAAGTATCTTGTTTTTTCGTCCATCTTTTTATTCCACACTAAAAGTTGTCTTTTAGCAGGAGTTATAAGAGATGATTCATAAAAATTCATAGCAGATTTGTATTTATCCCAATCAAACTTAACATCTTTAAGAAAATCTTTACTGATTATATCTTTTCTTGTAGGAAAAGATATATTAGCAAATTTAGAATCAGGATCTACCAAAAGCGCAATAGCCCACATTATCTGTGAGCTTTTGCTTTTTGTTTTGCTTCTATCTTCTTTATAGATAGCAGCAAACTCTTGGGGGATTTGTAATTGAGGGTGTAATTTCCAAAAGTTAGCTTCTGTATCGAACCTCTCTAATATCATCTTACAATACCTAGCACGTCAAACATGTTCATTTGGAAATACTCCACTTCTTCCACCATAACCATAAACCCTTGGCCTTTAGGTATAATAGTGTCTCCAACTTTTACATTTTTAACATCTTGACTAACAGCTACAACTTTAGCATGCCCGTCTCTTTTATTTTCTTCTTCTTTTAACATTTGTTGAGATTTAATAATCCCACTTTTTGTTTCTTTTTCTACTGAAGGCATTTCCACTACAATGTGGTTTCCTAAAGGCTCGTATTTAATCATGTTTACCATTTTTTAAGTGGGCAATGTGATTGCATTGACCGTGTTTTAGCTATTAAAGGGCACCCACATTTGGTGCATCTATTTTTTACATTAAATTCACATCCAGAACATATTGATGCTCTTGCTTTTGCAATTTGTTCTACATGCTCATTAGGAAATACAACATTCTTCCATCCGTTTAAAATTTCAGACATCTTTCCTGCTACACTACTTTTCTTCTCTTCGTCCATTTTTGTAATATTTAAACCTATTCTTTTTAACTGTAAACATTCCTAAATGTTTTAGTCTTACAGATTTAAAGTCTCCTTTTTCTATACAGTTTTTTACAACTGCAAATTGTGATTTTACTATTAAATCTGCTTTAAACTCACTAATGTTATATTTTGCTGCAAGCTTTTTTATTATTTTGTCCACGTTATTTTGTATGTTATCTCAATTCCGTTTTCTTGTACACCACTTAAAATACTTGGATTTAATTTTTTATCTATAATCATTTTCTTTTTTCTAAGCATTGTAATATGATTATTAAAAGAAGCTTCAGACATGTCTATTTGATTACGTACAAGTTTTCTAACTGGTGTAGAAAATAACATTTTATCTAAATTAGGATTAGATCTGTTAGAATGCCATATAGATAAAAAGCTAGATAACACTTCAATTTCTTTATCCTTTAGTTTTAAAACTGGATTAAGTATTTGAAGATACGCTTTCATAGACTGAGGTATATCAGAGTTAATTGGTATTATCATAATTCTATTTCAGGGAATAAAACCTCTGCTTTGTTTTTATCAATAACAGCAATAGATGCTTTAACATATCTTGCTACATTGTGTGCTTCTGATCTTTCTTCTTGATTAGAATCTATT